TAGAGATCTGATTAATGGAGTAACAGATCTGGTAACATCATTTAAAGTTATAGTACACTTAGGAGCTTGAGCTTCATCTTCTTGTGGTAAAGTAACTTGTATAGGTAAAAAGGTAAACTTATTACCTCTACTTGTGACTCCGTAAATAACTTCATCTGCAGTTTCAGATATACGTTCAGTGTACCCATCACATAATCTCATTGGTGTATCAGAAGCCGTACCAGTGCCAGATCCGGAACCTGTAGCTATAAATTCAGTACCAATATTATTATCAGTAGCACCTACATTAATAAAGTTAGTAGAGCCTACGGTTAAAATACTATACGCTCTACCTACTAGGAAATTACCTGCCGTAGTAGAAATTTGAGGGTCATAAATAGTAACTAACATGAATAAATCACTATCCGCATCAGGAGAGAAAATAGCACGAATAGCTTCTGGCGACATTGAGGTCAAACGACTCATGGTAGTACTTCCAATTGTAATGCTACATTCCAATAACCTGGAGCTGTATATGTTAAAGTATAATAGTCTCCACTACCCTGTGGAATCATTCTTACTTCCACCATAGTATATAACCTAGGATGTAGGAAACCAAAACGTGCAGTACCTTTAATAGTATTTTTTACAAAACTTTCTAAAATAGATACTTGTGCACTGGACATTAAAAAACTTAGGTTTAATACCTGCGGTTTTGCACCTCTATAACGCATTTTTGCAGGGCCCTGATCAGTAGGAGTTCTAATTACTAAAACTCCTCCTGTTTCCGAAAACCCTTTCTGAGGGTTTTGCGGTAGTCCAATTCCTGCCCATGTATACGTATACGCCATATTATCTCCTAATTAGTGCTGGTTGTAATCCATAAGTACTTTGAATTGATTTCTGTGAACTACTTCCACTACGGTTAATTTCTCCCGCAGCCATATCACCAACCATGATTTCCACTTTTCTATTGCCCCTACTATCCGTAGACTCTTTAGTAGTTGCTTTCTCACTACCATAGTTATTGACTACGACTTCTACGCTTCCACTATTACTGCCGCCACGTACACCTAAATTGCCCTGCATGTCGCGCTTTAACGGCATGATCGCTTCAGGGCCTGCTTCACCCATGAGACCGGTGCCACTGGCAAACTTGAATAGCGTAGGTGAGGAAACAATTGAATTAGCGAATGCTCCGCCCATTGCGAATCTAGTGGCCCCGTCGAAGGCGCCGCCTGTGGCATATGGAAAAGGGACGGAGGAGGGATAATTTCCAATAGTACCGACAGGAGCCATTGGAACATCGCTACCACTGATATTCCCACCAAACATATTACTGATCATGTTCATTAAACCAGGTTTTGCCATTCTATATAAACTAGAAGTTTGCTCTTTTAATTCCCAACGTACTAGATCTGTGATCATACTATTAACTAGATCTTTAAAATTCAGTTTCCCTGTTTTAGCAAATTCTACGATAGCATCCGCCATACCTTGGAAAGTATCCTCGAATACTTTACCATATTCTATCTGTCTATCCGTTAAACTACCTAATGCTTTTGTAGCTTCGTCGCTAGCGGTTCTAGTGGCTTGGATTCCCCCTAAAGCTGCACTCTTATTTTCATTTAATATTTTAATTCTATCTAATATAAGTGCAGCTGCCTGTGGGTCTGACACAGCAGGTATACCATGTTCATCCGTTTTTACTAACTGTTGATATTTATCATTTAAACCAGTTATTTCAGAGTCATATTTAGTAACTACTGATAAACTTTTCTCATCTGCATTTTTCTTAGAATTAGCTAAATCTAATATCATTTTTCTAGTTCTATATTCATCATTAGTAAGCCGATTCATATTCTTTTGGTTTTCTAACAATATACCGGTAACTTCTAAATCTGAAGTACGTTGCTCTAATGCAAAGGTTTGCTGCATTGAAGTAGTTTCCATTAAGAATTTTGCGTTAGCTATTTTGATTTCATTGATTTTCTTATCATTAGCTTCGGCATCTAAGAACTGTTTATTAAGCTGTACACCTTTATCTGTAGTATACTTAGTATCAAGATTTGTTTTTCTTTTCAGGATTTCTTGATAGGAATTCCAGGCTTCTTCTGCTAAATCTTGTTCTTTTTTTCCTTTTTTATCAAAATTTTCGTTATAAACTCGTTCTAATTTAATACGTTCTTTTTCTATATCTAGAGAATCTATAGTATATTTGTTTTGTAAAATTTGCTGCTCTAGAGAATTCTTTTCTTGCATTAAAGAATCGCTTAGAAAAGATAGAGTTCCTGTATTGGCGTCAAATATAGATTTACGTGCTGTAAGTTGATCTTGTATTACACCTAGTCGTTCTTTCTCTATATTTGTTTCTTTTTCTAATACGCTAACTCCGGTAGCGATATCAGTTGCCTTATTTTGGGCACCTATTTGTGCTCGCTGACTTTGCAGGAATGCTTTTGAAGCTACTGCAGGGGCTCTAGCTCTGGCTGCTGCTCTATCTTCTTCTGTACCTGTTTTTTGAGCTGCAGCATTGGTAGCTATAGTTTCGCCTTTTAATGCGTCGGGTCTTAGTAGAGCTGCTTCTCTCTCATCTAATTTTTTCTCTTTTAATTTTTTCTCTTCTCTATTTCCTGTCGTGGCATCTGTCCATAGACTTGCTCTCTGTAAAGTAATTGTATTTTCTTCTACCGCGAGTCTTAGATTTTCCTGAGCGTCTATAACACCTTCTTTAGCATTTAATTCTAGCAATTGTAAGTTATTAGATTCTTTTTGCAACTCACCGCGTAATTTAATACCAGATATAGTATCTCCAATTGCGGTAGCATATGCCTGTCTTATGCTAAGATTAGCTTTAGCAAATCCTAATGCAATAGAATTTTCTAAATTTTTGGAAGCTCTAGTGAACATCTCTGCACTAGCGTCATCTAATGCTGTGCGTGCTTTCACGGCGATCTTAGTAGCATCTTCTATTTGAATTTTATTATACTCTAGATTTAGCGCAGATATATTTGCTGCATTTTTAGCAGGCTCGAGTTTAAGACCTACATTGAACCCCGCAGCTTTCTGCCTATTTATATTATCTAGATCTTTTTTGGCTTTAGCACTAACTTTAACTAAATCAATCTGCTCATTTTTTAATCTAGTAAGATCTGCTACAGCTTTATTTACTTCGGGGGCAAGCTTAAGAATATTTTTAGCTAGAGCAGGATCAAATATTCTTAATTTACTCACATCTTTAGAAATTATAGCTAATTGGTTAAGACTACTAATAGGATCTTTAAAAGCTGCGGACATTTTATTAGACACATCCATCATTTCTATACTTAATTTTGCTATAGGATCTGTAGGAATTGCAGAAGTTAAAATACCTTGTATAGATTTACCTGCTGTTTCAAAAGCTATATCCAGTTCTTTGGCTTTAGAAGCTACATTGGATGCTTCTAAAGCTAATTCTTTTAATTCTTTTATAGCTTCTTTTTGAGTACTAAATTTTAGGTCTATTTTACGAACTGCTTCTATATCCTCTGGGTCAACCCCTAAAATCTTTTTTAATTTTTCTACTTTATCTGTCTTTAGGTCACCAGGTTCGATACTTTTTAATACTTTTACCATATTAATACCGAATAGATCGGCATTTTTACTTACTTCATCGAATCCTACATCAATAATACCAAAAAACTTTAAAAACTCTCCTGTAACTAACTGAACGCCTTCTACGGGATAATTAAAGATATTCATTTTTTCTACGGAAGCTTTTGTAGCCTCTGAAGCAGTTTTCATGCTAGCAACTAGACCATCCACTGCATTAGCCTTAGCTATAATAGATTCTGTAGAGATTTGTTTTAAAGGTTCTTTTTCGCTAATATCTTTGAATACTTTATCTAGTAGTTCGCTAGCACTCGTTAAAGCGCTGAAAGATGCTTTAACTTCCTCCGCTTGTTTAGTATTTCCAGCAAGTGCCGTATATAGTAAATTACCTATTTCATATACTCCTACTGCCGCTAGCCCCCATGCGCCTAATTTACTTACTAAT